GTATCCTGCAGGGAAAATATTTATCCTTTCTGGAAAAGACATATAAGTGGAGTTTACCGTCATGCAGCATAGTGTATATTTACAAGGAGAATTAGGCGATAAATTTGGTGATAAATTTACTGTGCATACAGAAAATTATAGAGATATTTTTAAATGTATACAAGCCAATCGTCCTAATTTTTTACCTTATGTAAGAAAGTGTCACGAAGAGGATGTGGGATTTATTGTAGAAACCGCAGGAGATTCTATAGAAACTGAAGACTTACTCTTACCTTTACAACCAGGAGATGTAACTATTTCTCTGGCCCCTGCAGGTTCAAAAAGTGGTATAGGTAAAATAATTGCTGCAGTAATTATTATAATCATAATACTTTCTACAGGGATGCCTATTGACCCCAGTCTCGGTGGCGGGGCCGGCTGGGCAGTTACAGCAGAGGGGGCATTAACCCTGAAAGGAGCTATGGCGGCTTTTATGGCTCTTAATTTAGGTATAATGGGTATACAACAACTTATGGCTCCAGATCCAGCAGTGGATAAGGATTCTCCTACTAATTATTTATTTTCAGGGGGTGCAAACAATGCTATAGAAGGCGATCCTATTCCTATATTATATGGAGAGTTGATAGTTCCGGGAAGACCTATTGGAATAGATATAATTCAAGGAAACTTAAATCTAAGGAAACTTACTACTAATAATGTAACCTTAAGCGCAGGGAATAATCTTAGCCTTGTCAAAATAGCAGAGGAGGCAAGCTAATGCCTGGAGGTAGAGGGGGACCGTTAGCAGCCATTCTGGCAGCGGCGAGTAGCATAACTAGTAAATATGGTTTTTCAGATCGTCAAACAATATCAGTTACAGATCTTCTATCAGAAGGGCCTATTCATGGCCTTGTAGATGGACAATCCTCTGTTTATTTAAATGATGATAGGGCCGCACCTATTTCTCAAGCTGCAAAATATTACAGTGAGAGTGCTACTAGAATAACTTTAACTAATAATTCTACTGCAGCTGTAATTACTGGAGGGGGTACTACTCCTATTAGAGAGGCTACTAATGGAGATAAATATTTAACAATTCGAGAAGGTTATGGAAGCCTTGTCGTAAGGGCTACTAATGGTGGGGCAGGGGCAGCTAATCACGCAGTAACTGCAACTTTAACAGATACGAATAATACAAGTTTTTTTACTGCTGCCATGATATCAAGTTCCGATAGTGTAGAGAGTCGTGTACCTGTATCTTTAACACGTAGAGGTCCAAGTCACGGACAAGGAGACGGGGGCTATGGAGAAGGTGTATTAACTGAACTAACGAGCGCACAGGTTGTAGAGTATATGCCAGATTCTGGTTTATGGATTCCAGACGGATTATATACTCTAGCTGTAGATAAAATAATTAAAATAGCTAGTATTTCGGGAGTGAATATTACTTTAGCTACCGCATGGACGGGTACAACAGGTACAGATTATAAATTTGATATATCAGGTGCAATAGTATCAGATGCAAATGTTATAGATCAAACAGCTATTAGTACTTTTGAAGATGTGACTACTCAGTTTCGTGTTGGTACTCTTGCACAAGCTCCTTTTGTAGGTGAAGGAGGGGACGGATCTACCGCTATTTCTAATACTCCTAGCGCAGGAGGAACTCTTGAGTGGACTACAGGATATGGAGGTTCACAACCATCAAAGGTATTAATTGGTAGTGCTTCGGCAGGTTTTAATTTAACTGCGAGTCAGTTGCAGGAAGTAGACGAAGCTCAAATTAGTTTTGCATATGCTGGTGGACATTATGGAGTTAATCTAGAAGGCGACAATAAGACAGTTCATACACAATATAAAATTGAGTTGGGTATTAAAAGACCTGGTGAAAGTAGTTTTGAAAGTTACATTGATTTGTTCTTTCCTTTAATTCATTCTGGTATGCGTACAGATGCAGTTACTAATACTGAAGTTATAGATCTCACTCAATATCGTCCTTTTTCTGATTTTCGGGTAAGAATTTCTAGACTTACTAATCATACGGGAGGCGGTTATAAATATGTTGCAGCGGGGGTAAATAATGGTACAACTGCTTATGGGACTTCGAAAACTGAATGGCAAAATATTACTTCCTGTTCTATTTCTAATACTACTTGCGTAATTAAAGATATAATAACCCACCCTTATTCTTCTGTAGCTAAAACAACTTTTAGTACAAAGCAATTTCAAGGTATGCCTAAGAGGTCTTTTCATCTCCGAGGTTTAAAGGTACAAGTTCCTTCAAATTATGTTACAAGAGAACAGTCTAGTGATGGAGCTGCAAATTATAAACGTAATACGTCAAGCGGGGCTATTGAAAATACTTACCAAGACTGGGATGGTAATTTTAGACTTAATACGTACTATACTAATAATCCTGCTTGGGTATTTTATGATATACTTACAAATAATAGATATGGTTTAGGTGATTTTTTACAAGAATCCGACATTGATAAATATAGTTTATATAGAATAGCACGATATTGTGATGAGCTTGTACCTGATGGTAAGGGTGGAGAAGAACCCCGTTTTACAGCTAATTTATATTTTACTGTACAAGCAGATGCTTATAAAGTTTTAAAAGATATAGCAACAGTATTTAGAGCTATGTTATATTATCTTGATGGAGAAGTTGTTCCAGTTATAGATGCACCTAGTGGACCGGTATATAACTTTACAAAAGGCAATGTACTTGATGGCAAATTTAGTTATGAAAGTACTGGAAGTAAAACACGAATTAATCAAGTAATTGTTACGTGGAGTAATCCTGATGCTAATTATAAAGCAGAGCCTCTTATAGTAGAGGATAGAATAAATATTGCTGAAACAGGAAAACTAATTTCTCAAACAGCTGTAGCTATGGGTGCTACTAGTGAAGGCCAGGCTATGCGCTATGGTAGATGGAAATTATGGACAGCAGCAAATCAGAGAGAAGTTGTTACTTTTTCTACTGCATTAAATGCTACTTTTTTAATTCCCGGAGATATTATTAATGTACAAGATGCAGACAGACATGCTGTACGTTACAGCGGTAGAATCTCTAACACAGGTACGCTTAGTACTAGTGTAGTTCCTTTAGATAGTACTACTATATTAAATAATAATAGTACTTATACATTATCAGTTATTTTTGTAGAACCCGGTGCATTTGTTACTGAGGATGTAACTGTTGCTGGCGTTGATTATAAAAAAGGTGATTTAATAAAACAAGCATATTTTACAGGTGATTCAAATTTACAAAATATAGATACTGAAGCTAAATCTGTTAATGCGAAAGCAACTGCTACAAGCACAGATGCATTAGTACTGTCTTGGTCTAATACTACTCGTGTAGAGACTAAAGAGGTAGATACTCCTGCGGGTTCACAAACTAGTTTAACAATTAAAACAACTGGCAATAATGCTGCTGGTAATCCAAATACAGTTTTTTCCGCTGTGCCTGCCAGAGAAGCAATTTGGGTACTTACAGAAACAGCTTCATCAGCTACTGTTTTAGGTTCTGCAAAAGAATATAAGATACTTTCTATTTCCCAAGGTTCTAAGAATGAGACGGGTATTACTGCAGTAGAACATTATGATGAAAAATTTGAAGCAGTTGATAATGATTTTACAACTTATATTGCAGATACTATTTATCCAGCTATAAGAGTAACAGATATAGTACCTCCTGTTACAGATGTATTTTCTACTGCAGGAATGGTCGATAATGAGAAAGGGGGTGAAGAGATTAGGATTCAATGGACTCCTCCGGCCTCGGAAGGGGATATTCCAGGAGTTTATGCAGCATTAAAAGGTTATCAGATTGTACATAATTTTCCTGGAGTCGATAGTCCTATAACTATACTAGACCCTTTAAAGACTCATGAGGAGTTTAAGGGAGTCGACGATGGAGATTATAGAGTAGCTGTACGAGCTATTAATTCATTAAATATTTCATCTTTACCGACAGTAATTTCTGTTACTGTAAGCGATAAATTTGCTGGTAGTATGGATAGACTTCCTGATGGAGTTCCTTATAAAGGAGATACAAGTATATCTGTTAAACAGTTAGGTAGTGTTTTTCAATTTACAGATTCAACTTATAAATTCAGACATCCCGGTATTAGCGGAACAATTATAGAAAATTCTAGTACTACGGCCACTACTTATCAGCAAGAATGTAGTGGCTTAGTTGCTATTTCAGGGCCAGTAAAACACTCACCATTTGAATTAGATCATAGTTATATTCTTATTGATGATAGTGATACTACGGATCGTTTAAAACTACTCAAATATTACAAGCCTACTACTGCAGGTACTGCTTTTTGGTATGATACTGGCACAGGCGGAGGTACTTCTAAATACGGTAGTGCTTTAACAGGTACATTTACCAAAGCTGCTAACTCTTCTAAAGTTACAGGATCGGGCACTAATTTCACAGGTCAGATAGTAGCAGGAGATGTACTTAAATTAGTTAATTCAGCTAGTGAAACAGATGAGGTTCGAGTAGCTTCAGTACAATCAAATACTATATTATATCTTGCAAGCTCTACTCCAACGGCCCATAGTGGGGTATCTGGGTATATTCCAAATATTAGAATTGATTACACTAACGATTCAATTATAGCAA